AAAAGTGTGCCTCCCCCTGACTTTAGGTTAGACGTTGTAGTTGATGATAAGCGTACGGCTCCCGGAGTCATAAAGAATCTTCCTCGTTGCTACAAAAAATGCCATATTGCAGGTGCTGCTAAAGTCTATATTGAAGAGGTTGCTCATTCCGTGGTAGAAGCTGAACGGTTTGAAAGTAAGATGAAAATTGTTGGCGCGAAAATACCCAATGTTGCTCAGTGTGCTGTTAAGGCAGAAACTAAGTGCGGCAAAGTTCGTATTGTTGGCGAAACGTCAAGAGATGTAGGTATGCATGAGTTCTACACCGCTCCAGGTGAACGAATCTTTTTTGTTGTCCACATCATCCTTTCCACCATATTGCGAATGATATATGGTGTGTTTGCTGCTTGCGGAGGAATCGGAACGGAAAATAAGAACATGCCTATTGCAATTGGCATGAGTTTTTTCGGCGGTTCTGCACAGGCATTTGCAAGTGAGATGTTTCGTGTTCCATGGAATTCGTTGACACTTAAAGTCAAACACGGTGCTAACAAGGAGGAGTTAGTGGCTGCAAAAGATCAACTAGAATCCACTCTTCTTTCCAAATGGTGGATATTGGAGTGGGATGTTCAGAAGTGGGATATCAGTATGCTGGCCACGTTGTTAGCTAATGTTGCGCGTAGTTTTGGCGCTTTTTATCAAATTGGTGATGACGACAAGTCCAAGCTGTTCATGGCGTTCTTTCTGCGAGCCATAGAATGCCACAAATTTAAGGCATTCAATTGTCCAAGTGGCAATGGATGGTTTGCAGTTGCTGCGTCAATGATGAGCGGTTCGTGGGACACCAGTTTCATGAATTCTGCATGCAACTATGTGGCGCAAATTGTGTGCCTCATGGAAATCAATCCGGAGTTTTTCAAACTACCAAATTGGCGCGAGTTTCTCACAATTAAGGTTTTTGGAGATGATGCATTGGCGATGTTTTCTCGGTTGCATTGGACCGAAGAAATGCTTCGCAGGGTCCCAGAAACGATGAAGAAAAACTTCCGCTTTACCATTCCCGAAGATGATTTTAAAATTCACACCAAAATATTGGAATATTCCCATATTAGTGGTTTTTCATTCGATAAGAAGACAAATT